GAGGATGAAAACAAGAGAATTTGTTTTAAGTTAAATTTAGCTGCTAAAAAAATAACCAAAAATTGATTTAAAAAGTCTCAGTAGTTATTTTGATTTTATGCAGGTTTAAGCGTATAATGCCCAGCGTTTTTTATCTCGGATGAGCCGAAATTTAAAAAAGCTTTAGTAAATTGTAACTATTTGTGGAGTTTAGATAAAATGTCTAGAAAATTAAGAAGAACGAAGATTGTATGTACAATGGGTCCTGCAACAGACCGCGATAACAATCTTGAAAAAATTATCGCAGCAGGCGCTAATGTTGTACGTATGAACTTTTCTCACGGTACACCAGATGATCATATTGAGCGTGCTGAGCGTGTTCGTGCGATCGCGAAAAAATTAGGTAAAACCGTGGCAATTTTAGGTGACTTACAAGGTCCTAAAATTCGTGTTTCTACTTTTAAAGATGGCAAAATTTTCTTAAATG